CTAATTGCTGAAATGAAAAAGGTAATTAGACATGCTGGGGATATGGCAGTAATTGGGCCAATCATAAAAGATTTAGTAGATACATCAGTTAAGAACGATGATTCACTAATCAAGATGGCAGCAATTGCACAAAGAATTATAGGAGCTCAACATAAAGCAGAGGGAGATAGTGGATTTCTTTCTGATGAAGAAAAAGAGCAATTACTACAACAATTAGATGAGACCATTTCACAAGTAGCAGATGAACAAGATGTAAAGGTTGATGAACTCACTAATGAAATCGAAGAACTTAAACAAAAAGTAAGTACAAAAGATGGGTAGGAAAGAAACTTCAAATAGTGCGTTTTTCTCAAATAACAAAACAAAAACACCTTCGTTAACAGGTGTAGTATCTTATGTCCATATTGATGATAGTGAATTTGAAACTATTATCTTACCAGAAGGAACTGAAGATAAGTTATCTGATAAAGATTTTTTACTTGGTTTTGCTAGAATTGTTACTCGAAAAGATTCATCTTATGATTTAGCTGATATACCAAGTTACCCACCATACGATATAGAGGAAGGTCTTCCATTGATTGGAGAAGTAGTTCAACTATTTCCCCTTGGTGGTCAAATGCATTACAAACGTATTTTCAATCCTGATATAAATAAAGGTAACTCTGAAGAAGATGCTTTATTACAAGGATACCCAACAGAAAATACAGAACAAGGAGGTGGTGATTATTCAGAAACATCTCAAACAGGAACACCAAATTCGGATGGTGATGGAGATAGAACAGGTACATTTGGAGAATACTTTGAAGCAACACAAATAAATCCTTTAAAATACTATGAAGGTGATAAGGTAATTCAAAGTAGATTTGGACAATCAATTAGATTTAGTGGATACAATAATGATGAAAATTCATTTTCACCAACTATTATTATACGAAATAGACAAAATGAAAAATCAATTGAAGATTTAAAAGAATTAGAGATTACTGAAGAGGATGTAGTTGAGGATGGTTCAACGATAGCAATAACGAGTGAAGATTATGAATTAGATTTCGCACCAGGTACCGATGACCAACCATTCGATACAGAGCCTGTATATCACACTCCACCTGATGAATTAAAAGGAACTGACCAGATACTAATTAATAGTGGTAGAATTATTATATCTTCTAAAGATTCGGAAATGATATTTTTTTCTAAAGGAGATTATTCATTTATTTCGGATGGTAAACTTACAATAGATAATGGTAATGCTGGTGCTGAAATAGATTTAAATGGAGAATATAGAACAACCACTAATGATAATAATATGTATTTCTTAGGTGGTAGTGGTGAAATATATTTGAATACAGAATCTAATGCTGAACCATTAAGTAGAGGACAAACTCTTATTGATATATTAGCAGAAATCTTAACAGAGTTAGCAAAAGAAACTCACCCAACTCCATGTGGTCCATCTTCACCACCAGTAAACGCACCAGCTTACAATGCGATAAAAGCTAAATTAGATACAATATTATCAACTTTAAATTTTACGGAGTAACAGATGTCTTGGTCATTATTTAAAGCAAATATGTTTTCGTATATGAACAACCAACCAGGAGTAGGTTCATATGAAGACTGGTCAGCTAAAATAACTAGTGAGTATGACCAGGCTATTAAACGAGGAAAACAAACAAGTAATATGGGCCCAATTGCAGTAGGAAAGAATGCAGCTATGGAATCAGCTTGTGTATCTGTTTGTAGAAGTTATATTTCTAAACAAGAAAGTTTACATTTCTTTGTAGATGAAATTGGTAAAGCTTCTATTAAGTATTGGCAGGGTGCTACCTTACAATTAATAATACCTCCTATACCAGCGATAGGAGCAATAGTAAATGTTTCATCAACCGCAGCTTATGTTACTAATCCAGGTCAATGGATTCCAACAGGACCAGATAATCAAACAACTAATACAATGGATTTTTTAAATAAACTAGTTGGTGGGTTTCAAAAACATTTACCATCGATTCAAGGTAATTACGATACAATATCAAACTACCCTGGATTTCCAGTAGTACCACCTGCACCTGGTGTAAGACCATGGAAAGGATGGTTGGTTCCTGGTTAGAAACTATAAAATCAACAAAGATATATTTATATTAAGATAAACAGAATTGAAAATGAACAACAAACAATTAATAAAAGTAATAAAGACTCTTGTTGAGGTAGAAACTGCCAAACAACAAGAACGTTTTTTATCTAAAACTTTTCCAAAGATATTGGAAGAGGAAGTAAATAAAAGATTAGCAGAGGTGAAGGGGGGTGTAGCCGTTCCCTCAACGCAATTCATTAGTGAAGAAGTAGAACTTGCATTGGAACAAGAACGAGCAACACCAAAGAAAACATATTCTAAAAATAAATCTATAAACGAGGTTTTAAATATGACAACTCCTTTTACAAAAGCACAAAGAGCAAGTGGAGGAACACCAGGTGGTGGTAAATCAGTATTAGATAATCTACCACAACAACAACCAATTCAAGAGAGTATGGATAAAACTGTTGAGTTTACTTCTCAAGGAGCTGGAGCTGGAGTTGGAGGATTAAGAACTCAAATGGCTCATAAAATGGGATATGGTGAGGTATCAAGAGGACCGAGTAAACAAGGTCTTGGAGTTAAGACAGGATTACCTGGTCTTGATAAAATACTAAACAGAGATAATTCTGAACTTGTAAAGAGGTTTAAAAAATAGGAAATAAAAAATGGCTTATGTTGTTGGTAGAAAGGTTGTAAAGGACACTGAGGATTTTGATTCGTTTGCTTACGGATTAGATTTTCCATTGGCCAATGGGGAGAATGGATTTTTTGCTCAAACATTTACATCATTTGACCAAGCTAAGGCTAATTTAAGAAATCTTTTACTCACGAAAAAGGGTGAGAGAATAATGCAACCAGAGTTTGGTACGGGACTACGAAGATTATTATTTGAACCAATTGATGGTCAATATGAAGAAAAAATAAAAGATACCATAACAAGGAATGTAGGATTTTGGTTGCCGTACATCAACATAAAAGATATTGAAGTTGAAATAACGGATGAATTAAAAGATAAAAATCAAGTTAACTTGCATCTCAAATTTACAGTTGGTAAACAGATTGATTTACAAGAAGTAACTTTTACAGTACAGGGATAAAAAAAGATGGCGTTAAATAGTGTAACACGAAAATCAAATCAAGGAAGAGATGTTAAGTATCTAAGTAAAGACTTCGCCTCTTTCAGAAAAAATTTAATAGAATATTCTAAGAGTTATTTTCCTAAGACTTATTCTGATTTCAATGAATCATCTCCTGGTATGATGTTCATCGAAATGGCATCTTATGTAGGTGATATACTTTCGTACTATATTGATGATTCCCTAAAAGAATCTCTAATGTTGTATGCTGAAGATAAACAGAACGTAATAGCTCTTGCAAAATATCTAGGATACACACCAAAGGTAACATCACCAGCAATCGTTAAAATGAGTGTATATCAATTAGTACCTGCTACAGGCATGGGTGCTGATGTGAAGCCAGATTCTGATTATTACTTAAGAATCAAAGAAGGTATGATAATCGAATCATCGAAATCAAATACTAAATTTAGAACAACTGAATTATTAGATTTTAATGAAGATGCTGATAGAGAAATTACTGTTTACCAAAGAAATCAATCTACAAACGAACCAACACAATACTTAATTAAAAAATATATAAACGCTATATCTGCAGAATTAAAAACCATAACATTTGATTTTGGTTCTACTCCTGTTAATTTTTCAAAAGTACAACTTGCTGATAAAAATGTAATTGATGTTTATGATGTAAGAGATTCAAATGGAAACAAATGGTATCAAGTTCCTTATCTTGCACAAGAGATGGTTTATGTTGATTACCCAACATCAGAACAAACTGATAAAGATTTAGCACAATTTAAAGATTCTGTATCTAGTATATTACGAGTACAGAAAACATCACGAAGATTTACCACTACTATAAATGAGGATAATACAACATCAGTTATATTTGGTGGAGGTACTTCTACTAATGATGAAACACTTGTTCCTAATTTTAAAAATGTAGGACTAGGTTTAAATTCATCAATAGATAGATTAAGTGAATCATTTGACCCATCTAATTTCTTAAAAACACAATCATATGGTCAGGCACCTACTGGTAAGTTTACCATAAGTTATTTAGTTGGAGGTGGTGTTAAATCTAATACATCTAAAGGTGAATTAACTTCAATTAGAAGAATTGAATTTGATGATGATACTAAAACTTTTTCTCAAAACGATGTAGGATTGTATAACCAAATGAAAGCTTCAGTTGGGGTTGATAATGAAGAACCAGCAACTGGAGGTAGGGGTGCAGAAACTATCGATGAGATTAGAGAAAATTCATTAGCTATGTTTGGTTCACAGAACAGAGCTGTAACAAGAAAAGATTATCAAGTAAGAGCATTATCATTACCACCTAAGTTCGGTGGTATAGCAAAAGCATATTGTGCACCAGATGGTGAATTAGATAATAACTCTCCTTCTTCTATTTTGAAAAATCCAGATACATTAAATGAATTTGCTGGACTTGTTCAGAATATGAATAAGAAAAATCTATCAGAGGAAGATATAAAAGATGGATTGCGAAACTTTTTAAGTGGAAAGAAAAATAATCCTGGTGAAAAGAATAATCCATTTGCAATAAACTTGTATGTATTGGGATATAACTCTAACAAAGATTTATCAACATTAAACAGAGCTGTTAAGGAAAATTTAAAAACATATCTAGGTGAATATAGAA